ACTAAATAAAGACATCTCAAAGTACGGTAAAGACAAATTTAACTTCATAATTATTGATCTTTACAAAACTAAAGGTGGTCTTTATTACGCCGAAGCATATACACAAATGTTGCTTGAAGTAATGACTACTTACTTGACTGACGGTAAAACTCCACGGTTTTACAATAGACAAATTGCTGCCATTCGCTTCGTTCCAAAAGAGGAGGTAAGCCTCAAAACAAAACGATTCATAACAAAATTAAAAGGAAAACTTTATGCCTAGTTTAGCAGTTGCTCTTTACATTTCAAGTCTTATCACGATAGGTGCTCAAATACTATCTATGATGTTAGGTTTTCCTCTTATGAATCCTCTAAGTGCTATAATGATTTTTATGTTCTTTCAAGAACTTTCTAAACTCGTAATCCAATTCTCAGGAAGTGAAGATGGGGAAGATAGTAAGTAAAAACCAACCTTGTATTTATTGCGGAAGTAAGGACAATAGACAGGTATATAATGACGGGTGGTCACATTGTTTTACCCCCGGATGCCCAAAGCCACATGTAAACGAGGACACAATGGAAATTGATGATTTAGAAGCGGAGTTTGCTGCTGTAAACGGTAGCAATCAGAAAGCTTCTGGAAATAAGCTAACTGTTGAAGAGATTTATAACGAGTACCCTTTTGCAGCCGATACAGAACGGCTTATCTCAATCGATGTTATGAAGTATTATGGCTGCAAAGTTGGTTATGATGGTTCTGGCAAGATTAACGAAAAGTTTTATGCCTACAACTTCGATGAAAATAAAGTACCTCAAGCATACAAGTCACGAGTTCTACCCAAGGACTTCGGCAAGCGAGGCTCTATTGGTAAAGTAAAAGGTTTATATGGCTCTCATCTTAATTCTGGGGGTAAGCGCCTTGTTATCACTGAAGGAGAAGAAGATGCTCATGCGATTCAAGCCGCATGGTTCAAGAAGTACAAAACGTTTTATCCTGTAGAGTCTCTTCGTGGTGCTAGTGTAACTAAAGATCTCATCGAAGATCGTGCTCGTATTCGTAACTTTGAAGAAGTTATCCTCTGGCTTGATGGTGATGAAGCGGGTGCAGTAGCCACTAAGGAGGCTGCTCGCATCATTGGTTATGATAAGGTAAAAATTGTAAAGGCTAATGAGAAAGATGCCTCCGATGTATGGGTTAAGTCCAAAGGAGATCCTAATCAGCTATTAAAGTTTATTTACAATGCTCAACCTTACACTCCTGCAGGGATTCTTACAAAAGACCAACTATGGTCTCAGCTAGAAGCCTACAATGAAATCGAATCAGTACCTTATCCTTCTTTTATGACAGGGCTTAACGACAAACTAAAGGGGATGCGTTTCGGTGAGATTACTTTGTGGACTTCTGGTACAGGTTCTGGTAAATCTACCTTGCTTCGAGAGATTGCACTACATCTTGTTGAAACAACAGAAGATAAAATCGGTATCATTTCTCTAGAAGAAAGCCCTGCAGAAACTGCTCGTAAGATGTCGGGAATGAAGATTAATAAGAATCCCGCCAAGGCTGAAATCCCTATTGAAGAACTTAAAATCGGTTTTGATGGGACTTTCGGCACGGATCGTATTATGGTTCTAGATCATCAGGGCAGTATTTCTGATGGCTCGATTATGGACTTTCTTGAGTATATGTGTCTAAGCGGTTGTAAATATTTGTTTATTGACCACATTACAATTCTTGCCTCTGAGGGCACTGAGGGGCTAACAGGTAACGAAGCCGTTGATAAGATTATGAATGATCTTCTTCGTCTTGTAAAGAAGCATAGTGTGTGGATTGGGCTTATCTCCCACCTTCGTAAAGCAGATAACAAGAAGAAGTCGTTTGAAGAGGGCCGACTGCCTTCTATGGATGATATTCGTGGTTCTGGCTCAATTAAACAGATCTCAATGGATATTATTGCGTTCTCCCGCAATGTAAGTTCTGCTATTGAGTCCGAGAGAAATACAATTCTAACTAAGGTTCTTAAGTGCCGATATACAGGTCTAACTGGTCCTTCTGGGGCACTTACTTATGACTTTGATACAGGCAGACTTAAACGAGGTGAAGGTTTTGATAGTATCGATGACGAGTTTGATCTAGAAGGAATTGAGTTGTGAACAAAGAGATAAATATGGCAGCACACGAGTATTTAGTGTTTTACTCCATTATTGCTAATCTATTAAGAGTAATTGAAGAGTACGAAGCAATGCTTCCCATTGAGCAGTCAAAGTTAGAAGCACTACCTGATCGTTTTTATGATTGGGTAGTTGGCTTTATGGAAGAAGCTAACGATATGCCAGATGAAAATTTTAAAATGTTAGTTGACTATTTCGAGAATAGTTTAAATAAGAATACTGATTTCCACAAAAAAGGATTACAATAATGAGTGATGAACTAAACGAACATCTATGGGATTATGCCAACAAGGTAATGTACCCTACAATTAAAACTGAAGATGAATGTGATAAGTTTTTAACAGGTCTTAAGAAGTTTAATGCATCTGAGAAGGAGCTTCTTAAAGACTATTGGACACTAATTACTTTCGGCTCAATTCCATACTACGAAGATGATGTATTTAAAGAAGAAGAATTAGCTGACGTTAAAGAACAAGAAGAAACTGAAGAAGAAGAATAAGGAGAAATAAAATGGACGCCTATAGAAGCTTTATCCACTTGTCTCGCTACTCACGTTTTCTAGATGACAAAGGTCGTCGTGAATCATGGGAAGAGACTGTAGATCGTGTTATTAACTTCTGGAAGAAGCAAGTTGGAAATAAACTTTCTGACACTGATTTTAAAGAAATCGAGCAAGCTATTCTCAACCATGATGTTATGCCTTCTATGCGGTCAATGTGGTCGGCAGGTGAAGCACTAGAGAAGAATCACTTCCGTGGCTATAACTGTGCTTTTACCGCTGTAGATCATCAACGTGTATTCGATGAAATCCTGTATGTACTTATGGCAGGTACAGGTGTTGGCTTCTCAGCAGAAGCTAAATACGTCAATAAACTACCTATTATCAATGACACCTTCACTAAGACTGAGCGTGTTATTCAAGTAGAAGATTCAGCCGAAGGTTGGGCCAAGGCCCTCCGTAAACTTATTGCAGACCTCTATCTAGGAAACGAACATGAATGGGATTATAGCAAGATTAGGCCCGAAGGCGCTCGACTTAAGACTATGGGCGGAAGAGCTTCTGGTCCGAAACCACTTATGGATCTTTTTGACTTTGTAACCAAAACATTTAAAAATGCCGCTGGTCGTAAACTTCGACCCATTGAAGTTCATGACATGGTATGTAAAATCGCAGAAATTGTTGTTGTAGGTGGTGTACGCCGTTCTGCACTACTTTCACTCTCTGACCTTGGTGATCCTGAGATTCGTGATTGCAAATCAGGACAGTGGTGGGTAAATACCCCACATCGTGCTCTTGCTAATAACTCCGGTGCGTATGAACAGAAGCCCTCCATGGCAGTTTTCATGGAAGAGTGGATGTCTCTCATGAAGTCAGGCTCCGGTGAGCGAGGTATTGTGTCTCGTTACGGTCTTCAGGAAATGGCTCCAGAACGCCGTGATGGCGAACAGCTAGTAGGGCTTAACCCTTGTGCGGAGATTGCTCTTCGTTCTGCTCAACTCTGCAACTTATCAGAGGTTGTTGCTCGTGAAAACGATACTAAAGAAGATCTGCTTCGTAAAGTTCGTATTGCAACAATTCTTGGTACTCTTCAAGCTACACTTACTGACTTCAAATATGTTCGTTCAGTATGGCGTAAGAACTGTGAGGAAGAACGACTTCTTGGTGTTTCACTGACTGGTATTCAGGACTGTAAACTACTTCGTAATCCTGATCCACAACTACTAGAGGATATGAAAGCGCATGCAGTGGATATTAATCGTGAGTATGCTGGAATTCTTGGTATTAATTCTGCTGCCGCTATTACTACCGTCAAGCCTTCCGGCACGGTATCTCAACTTGTTGACAGCTCTTCAGGTATTCACGGGCGCTTTGCACCTTATTATATCCGTCGTGTACGCCAAGCGAACCATGACCCACTAACACAAATGCTAAAAGATCAGGGCGTTCCTAATGAACCTGATGCGATGAACCCACTTAAAACAACTATCTTTAGCTTCCCAATCAAGTCTCCAAAAGGTGCTACACTTGCTAACAATCAAACAGCTATTGAACAGCTAGAAAATTGGCTTGTGTTTAAGAAGTATTGGGCAGAGCACTCTGTATCCGTTACTGTTTATGTAAAAGAACACGAGTGGCTTGAAGTTGGTGATTGGGTTTACAAGCATTTCGATATGGTAACTGGCATCAGTTTCCTACCTTACTCTGAACACACTTATCAACAAGCGCCTTACGAGGATATTAACGTGCTAGAGTTTGATAAGCTTGTTGCAGCTATGCCTGTAGTTGACTTCTCTAAGCTCCCAGAGTATGAACTTGAAGACAACACTGAAGGTGCCCAAACTCTAGCTTGCGCCGCTGGTGGTTGCGAAATCTAATACCTGACATTAAAGAACAACACCTAGGCAAGTGTATAAAAGGCTTATTATCACATAGGAGAGTAATATGAAGTATTTAAAAAAAGTGTCAGAGTTCAATGTAGAGTTTATCTCTAATGGTTTTATTGTTTCTTATAATGGTTATAATGAGAACGACGAATGGGAGTCTGAAAAGTTTTATGCTTCAACAATGTTAAAACTTAAACAAATGATCAATATCATTGACACTATGAACAAGGATAAGTAATATGAAAATCGGATTTCTACCTGCACTAGCCCTGATTTTTATCACCCTTAAACTTACAAACTACATTGCATGGTCTTGGTTTTGGGTTGTTAGCCCAATTGTGATTCCTCTAATTATTTCGCTACTTATCATTTTTATTGCTGCAATTATTTCACCTGCTTCAACAAAAGAAGCACTATCACGTTACAAGGGTAAACGCTAATGGCTAAAGTTAATACATCTAAGTCTGTTCATACTCCAATTGTAAAACGTACTTCGATTGGTAAAGGTAAGTTAAAGACCTCTTCAATGAACAAACACAAGCGCCGTAATAAGGGCATGTCTCATAATGGCTGATAAGGTTATCAACTTTTTAGAAATTTCTCAAAAAAAACGTGAAGAGGAAGACTACAACATCAACATCAATAAACATGATAACATCTTAGATGTTCTTGAAGAAGAGTATCCGATGGGTGGTATTATCATTACTATTGATGAAGAAGGTATCGGGGTAGCCGCTACCGTGGAAGATTATGAAACAATGCGTAATGCAATGGTTTCTGCAATGATTAAATTATTAGAGAGTGGGCAAGATGAACTTGAATGATGCTTTTTATTATCTAGAGAATGCTAAAATCGATATCGACAATGCTATTAGTCCTTACGGACGAACGCTTCGTGGGCTTCTTACTGAGATTTATGATCTTGGTTATAGCGATGGCTCAGAACAATCAGTAGAAGAATGCGACTGTGATAACGTATTTGAAGAAGGCTATGATGAAGGTTATAACTCAGGTTATGATACAGGAAGCGATGAAGGCTACGAGCAGGGTTATGATGACGGTTACAATGCCTGCATTGACGAGTATGCCCTATGAATAATGTAATTCTCCAAAGGCTTAAAGAAGTTGCGGAGGACTCTGAACCTGTATCGAAGGTGCGGCTAGCCGCCGCTATATTATACAAGAACAAGATCGTAAGCATTGGTAGGAATCAGTATAAAACTCATCCTATCATGCTTAGATTTTGTAAAAATCCGGAGGCTATTTATCTCCATGCTGAAGTTGATGCCATTAACCGAGCAAAAAAGATTTTAACTGTCTCTGAGCTTTCTAAAGCAACTCTTGTTGTTATTCGTATTAAAAGAGACGGTTCTTACGCTATGGCTAAGCCTTGTGAAGGCTGTCAAGATTGTATCAATCACCACAACATCAAAAAGGTGTTCTACACACAATGATTATTGAGATTCACACAAGTAAAAACCCGCAATCAGATCAACATTTAATGCGAGAACTCTCTATGAATCTAAGCGTTCTATTTAATCTTCAGAACGCTCAAGAGGTTACTATCTCAACTGGCTATGGGGTCATTAAATCTAAGAAGGTAAATCTTCGTTATATAACAAAATTTTACCCTTATGATGATATTGAGGGCGTATTGGAGAAAGAAAATGTACCTGATCATCGGTCGTGATAATTGTACTTTTTGCGATAAAGCAAAAGCCCATATGGAGCGAAATTCCTTAAAGTACATTTATAAAAACATCAGTAAGATGGATGATATTGAATATAAATTTTACGTTGATCTAGTTAAAGAGGATATCGGTATGCGAACGCTCCCTGTTATTTTTAATTTAATCGGCGGATATGATCAATTAATTAATGGAAAAAATAATGAGTGAAAAAATTAGTATTGACGGTAGAACATACTTCGTGGACGAAATGAATGAAGATCAAAAATTAAAGAATTTACTAGAAAATGACTGAACAAAAACCTAAACGAAAAGTAGGTAGGCCACGAGCCGAACCTATTAATAAAGTACCTGACCTTAAAGAACAACGGCAAAACAAGCAAGAGAAGCTAGGTCCGAAACGATCAGCAGAGTTACTCTATAAAGAACTTACTTATGTGACTAGTATTGGTGTTTACGGTATCGATGATTATACTAAAGCTTTAATTGATGAACTTTGGAAAGACCCAGAAAAGACAATCGTTGCTACGGATACAAATCAGTCTAGACTGGATAATATCAACCGAGTGATTTCTCAACGGAGCTTCTCTATGTATCGCTGGGAGGCTGTCCCTTCTTCTGGATTCATTGAAGAACCCGTATGTGATGTGATTATTGCATCTAAAGATTGTTCTAAAGAATTAAAATCTCGACCAAACCCGTACGATACTCCTATTATTGTTATGGAAGATGTAAATTATGCAGATTGAGACCTTTATTTCCTATAATCAAAACTTAGGGTTTATTGATGTAGAATATGTTGGTATGGAGAAATCTCAGACAGAAGGTTTTTCAGATATTCTTGTAGTAAGGCATTCTGGTGTGGAAAGCAAATTACTCTGGGATGACTACAATAATTACTATTCAGGTTATATCGTTAAAAATGGCAAACAAATTGAAGGGTATGTAGTATAATGTCAAACTATCGTGATGTAGAATACTTTGGGATTCTTGCAGATGATTCTAACTTCGAGGTTGTGTGTATGGATGAACGAGATGACTTTATTTGGAAAAGCCGAGACCCAAAGAAAGACAAAACTTGGGAAGATGTAATTGATCGTCTTCTCGATATGTACGGGGAAATTCAAATTATAGAAGTCTCTGCTGTATAAGATAAAGTCCTTAGCACGACAATAAACTGCTTAATGGTTCCTTAGCTCAATTGGATAGAGCAACTGCCTTCTAAGCAGTAGGTTACAGGTTCGAGTCCTGTAGGGACCACCAATCATATTTTAATATTAGGAGTAATAAATGGCGTATTGGGGTTATCATGCAATGTTCGATTGTGCAAATTGTGACATTGAGAAAATTACGAGTAAAGAAAACGTATATAATTTTATTAAGGAACTTGTTCCTGCAATTGACATGATTTCGTTTGGAGAGCCTATGATTGAGCACTTTGCTACTCATGCCCCAGATAAAGCAGGTATTAGTTTTATACAAATGATCGAGACATCAAATATTTCAGGTCATCTTGTAGATTCTAATGGTGATGGCTACTTTGATATTTTCTCATGCAAACCGGTAGATATTGGAATTGCTCAGGAAATGATACAAAAGTATTTTAATCCGAAGAAAGTCCGTGTGAACTTTATTACACGTTCTGCTGGTTAAACAAGCTCCCCCATGTAAAAGTGGGGGCTGCTTAAAATTTGAAATAGGTCAGCTATAGGAAAGATTAACATGAATTGGGTTACTCGTTATTGGAATTACTTGAAGACTTGGCGAGCACATCGTGAAGCTATTAAGCAACTTAATAGCCTTACAGATAATGAGCTAAAAGATATTGGTATTAGCCGATCTGATATCGATCGCCTTATATGGCTAGAAGAAGATAAAACAATGCGTGGGCGTGGTAAAGGAATGAACTAATGACATTTGACCCAACACAAAACCGTAGTCCGGTAAAGCTCCTATCGTCAGAGGAATTTCAAACCCTTAAGGATTGGCCTCACGGGCATCAACTATGGTCTTTCGAAGAGGTATGGGTAGACGTGCCTCTACCAAAGTGGATTACTTCATGTATCTACCGTGGCAAGCCTGCTTCAGCCGTGGTGAGCAAGTGGTTCAATCTTTACCCGTGTGGACCGGGAGATGCCCACAATAGCAGAGAAACGGTTGACGAATACGCACTCGACAACCGAATTGGCGTCCTCCGCATTGACACAATTAACGATGTATCGACATGCCACTGGGAGGATTTGTGATGAGT